GTTCGCAAACGTGTACTTACCAAATACGTCGCTGACAACAACACCAAAACCATCGCGTTCAGTGTACAGCCACTCGTAGGTAAGATCAGCATTCTCGATAGCATCCTTTTGCAGGATGAGTCCTTCACCATAAGTAACGTGCTTGATCGGCTTGTCATCTGCTGCCATAACAAACAAGGTCTTGTCATCAAGAACCATTTCGGTCGAATTGGTCTTGTGCGCCTGCTGCATAGCAACACAATCGGTGCCATAGAACTTACCAAAGTAACCCATCTGATACAGGTCTTCCTTCGCAGACGATGCTGCCATCTCAACGGACGGAGCAATGGTGCGCAGAGCACGCTTCGTGCCGTAAATAACAGCCTTCTTACCGGTTTCAGCCTCGACGTCATCAACCAGGCGCAGAAGAGTGTCCTCGTCGTATGTGCCAGTTACGGTCGGAACATAAGTGTCGCCAAGCTCGGTAGCAGAAATCTTAGCCCATGCACTCATAGCGCGGTCGTAACCGTCCTTTGCCATAGATGCAATAGCTCTGTCAATCATATCATTAAAATCAACACGGCCAGACAGTACGCGAATCATATCCTCATAAATCTTAATACCGCGCAGTTCAACCGGAACATTAACGTACTGGCCATTCGTAAAACGCTGGCGACGAATACCAGTGTTACCCTCAGAAATAGTAGCAACTGCGAACAGAGAATTGTCCGGTACATAGAACTCAAGGTCATCGCCAAGAGCTGCATTGCGATGCTCAACAACACGATTAACAATCTCGTTGTTCGTCCAATAATCATTTAACTCATGCTGGATAACCTCTTCGGCAACAGAAAACATCTCATTAGCATTGCCATTGCGGATAGCCTTTGCATTCAACTTCGTAGAACCACCATTCAGGTCAATCAGAGCAGAACGCAGGGAGTCTTGCACGTCATGCGCAGAATAATGTGTCGCATCACCACGACCATGACGGCTATCAAGAGCCAGTCTTACGATCTCGTTAGTATTAGCCATTATTATTAAAACCTCCTCTTATAATTACTTTGCGTAAACAGCGATGTTATAGAACGTCAGAGTTCCGCGAGTCTCTACATGCTCAATCTTACCAATGTACAGACCAGAGGACGGCTTAGAAGCACCAACAGTCAGAATGTGCTCATTCTTAGCAACCGACACAAAGGCACCAACCTTTGCTGCTGTTGCGTCCTTAAAACCATCTGCGGTTACAGAAAACTCATCAAAAGCGTGCAGACGATAACCACGGATACACTTGCCTGCCTCGTTGATATACTCAGTCAGATCAACATGATTTCTATAAGTCTTACCCATCTCCGGTTCAGCAATAAGCACTACATCCGTTAAAGTCGCACCATCGGCAACGTCGGTGTATTTATGAGACTCACGCTCATTTTCCTCTAAAGCACCTACCTGTACAATCGAACCATTTTGAATCTCTGCGAACTTACCGTCAGAGCCATAGAAACGACCATGCTCAAGGCAAGAAGCATCTGTAATACCGCTCATAAGATCGGTACGAACTACACAATTAGCCATTATATTACCTCCATCTTAAATTTGTTTTTTATCGTTCAGTAAACCACCATAAGCATCTACCGACGTATTTGTAACACCCTCGACGGGTATTCTACGAGACACAGGTGCCTTTGAAAACATCATAGCTTTCTTTGCTACTAATACATAACACTGAGTCTCTAATTCAGAGAGCGAATACTCAGCTGCATGTTGCTTTAATTCGGTATACGCATCACACCGTTGCAGTTGTTCATCAAAACGATCAAACAATGCCGTCTCCGCAGATGCACGCTCGTCTGCCAACTTCTGTGTCTTAAACTCAGTCAGTTCTTTAATGGTAGCATTTAATTCGCCAATCTGAGTTTCTAATTGAGCTATCTTATCTGCATACGCAGCAGAGCAATTACCAACCTGCTCGTCCACCATATGATTGATTAAGTCAGACAAAACAGAATGACTCTCAGATTGTTCTACATCAACAATAGCAAGTTGCTTACGAGTTTTAGTCTCTAAGTTAATAACCGCGTGTCCATCTACGATCTGGTACGCACATCCATACAACAGTCCATCTTCACAATCATAAAAATAGACATTTTCATTATCGTAATCATACAAGCTAAAATGATTGCCCATAACATCAAGTTCTCGCAATAATTGGCAGCGAATTTGTTCCGCAGTTAAAGCAAACGACTCCAGTACTTCTGCTCCTTCGCTTTCAACAGTTTCGTCATCGACAGGCAGTTCACCATCAGACGTTTTATTTTCTGTCGTTTCCACCTCAGATGTTTCCTCAGAAGTTGCTACAACCTCTTCGTCCGCAGACTGTTCAGCTACGTCCACATCATTTTGTGCACCATCATCTGCGGGGGCAACTACTGTCTCCTCCGCTATATCTTCTACTTCCTGAATTACGGTATTTTCTAAATCCACTGATTTCCCTCCATTCTCGGAATCCGGTAATGTGGTTTGTGCATATTCTTGTAACATCTGTTGCCACTGTTCAGCAAATTCTTGCTTACTAAATAACTGCAAAGAAGCCTGTTCAAAACACGGCTCATCGCGTTCTAACAAACAAAATGCTTCAAACTGAAATTCGTTGATATGTAATATGCCATCATCTAACTGTCCATTAGTAACACTAATTTCTATAGACTGAGCGGTTGTGCCATTCTCGACAAGTTTCTGATAACATGGTTGACGTTTCCATAATATAACATTATCAATACATAAATAGTCATGCACAACGCCATTGTCCTCAATTGATTTCCAATAAAATTTCGCCGATTCAGGCACAACACCGACAGGTTGGGTGAGGTTGATAACACTTGCTCCATTAGGTGACAATGATAAAATTGTGTCATGACCACCGATTTCTTTTGTCTCGAAGTCATAATTAGCAACAATCGGACAGTTTAAGGCTGACCAAGCACTTTTTTCAAATGCCTCTTTGGAGATTGCAGTCTGATTTCGATTTTCACCGGTGTAAGCTACATTCAATGTTCCAAGAGCGAAAGAGTCATTGATATCAGTTAAATTAGAAACCGAATTAGAAAGTGAAGACTTCAAACGAATCTTTTCTATGATATCTCACCTCCTATCAAATAATAAAACTGCCATCAGGCAGTTAGAGTATCAATTTATTTGTCACATATAATTCTGATAATATATCACTTAACTCATTACTTGAATAACAACTATACATATCAGGAGAACAAACGAATATATATTGACCGCCTCTAACATTTAATAGATCAAAATTTAACTCTCGCAACCGTTCGGCGGTTGAGGGGTTGCAGGTATATAAAAATAATGCGTTACCGTTTATCATTGCTATCATTCGCCCTATTCTTTTCACCCGACTCATCTACTGTGTCCTGGGCAGGACGCCCCGGCGAACTATCACTGCTTTGCGTATGAGAAGATGATACAGGTATCATTTCCTCGTGCAATTTCATTGTCTCATTTTCTAATACTAATAAACCGCTAAAATCAGACGGCGTAATGCCGTATGCTGCGGCAGCCGCATATTTCAACGGGAAACTATATTGACAAGCCTTGAGGTATTGTTCCTGTGCGTTTTGCTTATTAAATACAGTCGAATTTAAGAATGTGAGCTTAAAATGATACGTTCCCGATAATTGTTTTAATTTACGATTAACCCATCGTTCAATCTGCCGCAGTAATGAATATACAATTTCTGCATCTGTTTCGATTGACAGCATAATTGCAGAAGACGATGTAATATCATCTTTACCGAGAATAGCAGACGATGCACCGCTACCGCTCCAAAATGCAGCTTCACTTCGCGCAACCGTATCTGTGTCACGAGTATTACCAGATTGCTCAAAACTTACTTGGTCGATATCCATGGGGGTCATGCCAAGACCAACACCGGGTGGCATCTGCTGTCCCATTTGCTCATAGTAATTATTCGCAAGTCTTTCTGGTAACTTAAATCTGCCATTTTCAAAAGGTATTTTCAAATAGACCAATTTATAGTTATCAATCTCAGTGCGAGCCTTCATGAGCTGCTTATAATCAGCGATGTCGTAAATGTCAGGGAACGTCCCTGCAAAGGGAGGGAAAATATATTCTAAATCTTCATTTAGCTTGAAACATACTTCTTTTTTTGTATCAAGCTCTTGCCAGCGTTTGCCTTTTCGATCTGATTTATACAATTCATATTTGCGCTGAAATTCAGGAGCATAGTACGGCAGCAAATGCAACCGAGAATTGAAAAAGCTAAAATCAAATTCAAAAGTAAACACGCCGTCTTCAATTGCAGACAGTCTACAATAATCAGCATTTAATTTTTGGATGAAGTACGAGTCTTTCTGCTCATACTCATATCCATAAAATACATCCTCACGCCAAATCGTAGTTGATACTTTTTGTAATTCATGTTTCAAATTCATCCGCTCTACTTGGTCAACGGCCTTTTTGAAACAACTCTTAAAACTCTTCTCGTTAATTTTCGCCTGGGGATCAACCCCAAGTGGTGTTAGATAGAAGTCAAACGTCGGCATTTTAGCAAAATAAGAAATCAAACGACGATAATGACTGGAAATATTGTAAAGCATGATAGATGCTTTTCGCAGTTGCCTTTCAGAATTTGCTGGACGCTCTAACAAATCCAGAATATCTTTTTTTGTAAAAGAACCAAATGTGGTCTGAGTATCAGAAGTAATACTGCCCGGAGGTCTTAAATATTGTTTCGCAAGTTTCGCGTATCTTAAAAACTGTTCATCTACAACTTGATTGCTACTCACACATACACCTCCTTTAGAGTTTTCTTAATACTGGTTTACGGAACGGAAGTACAAACACTTCTGGTTCATCTTCTGGTCTACGTGTTACCACATCACCGCGCCGCAGTTTCGCTAAATACCAACACAACAATCCAAACGCAAATACGCGGTCATCGTGCATACGATTTCTTTTGTCGGCCGGAAAATCATAACGAATATTACCTTGCGTTACATACTTGCACATAGTAACAATTTCTGTTTTCATTAACTCGATTTGAGAACAAGCTACCATCTGTTCCGGCGTCAGTTGAGTAACAATGTCATTGCCTTCATCATCAATATGGGTAATAAAGTCTCTGCCTTCTGGATCGGCAGGGAATGATACCACTCCAAGTTTCACCATTTTTTCAATCGCATCAAAAATTTCATTTCTGTGCGCTCTAGGATCGACAAGCGTCATAATATCAACTGCATCAGGATAAGTGGCTCTAGCACTTTCATTCGCCTTATGAGAAACATCAATAATGCCTTTGTGTTCATTACCAAATGAATCTGTCCAGTGAGCTAACATATAATCAGCTACAGAACCAATGATCTGACCACCGGCACCGGCATCACAAATAATACGTTTAATGTTTTCATAGTCTTTTTTGCCGTGTTGCGTGCCGTTATAATCCAACAATAATTGTTTGAATCTTTCTACTTGCTCAGGGAAACGCATTGGCGTGCGCTGTTTGGTTTTAACGTCAACTAATGAGACAACATTGAGAATGCGCATGTGCCATCCCATATCGCGTGTACGGCCAGAATCTTTGTCGCGTTCTTTCTTTTTATAAAATTCTGCGATTACAATAACCGAATTATCGTTCAGTCTCGCAGAGTCCCACGACATACAAATGATTCGATTGCCGGTATCGTTGGACATAATAGGAGTATAGTTTTCTGTACACTGCATCAAATCTCGACGAGAAATAATTTGCCCTTCAAAAGAGTCAGCAGAAAAATGATTATAGTATTCTCGTAATGCAGCCTCGCGCTTTTCGGTCATCATTTTATCAATCTGATCTTTAGATACCAGAGAAGTATAAGGTTTACCATCAACCTTTGCATTCAACAAAGCATCTGCTGTAAAGTTGACAGAGAAGTACCGAGTATCGCCAAGTAACATACGTTCTGATATATTCTTAAACTTACGATAAAAACCAGAGTTTGTATCAGAAGCCGAAGACGCATATAATAACTGTCTAGGGAATCCTGTAGGCTCAATGCTTAAATCGACATCTCCACCTAATTTGAATTCTTCATTCTGATTTACAAATGCTTCTGCTTGTGTAAACAATTCGTCAGAGAACCAACCTGCTTCGTCAAATACGACTAATGATGCACGCTTACCTTTAATATTTGTTGGGTCAGAGTTCAATGTATATACAGCAGCGTTATTAAACAAATTCAATTCAAACGAGTTCGGATCGTGCTTAAATCCTGTTGAGTTTGCACCATCTTTGCGCAACTCATTGTAGAACACATCAGTAACACCTAGGAATGTCTCAATACGTTGTGTAGCAATTTCTTCAATTTTTTTGAATATTTGCTTTGACTGACCGCCGATTTTGCCTAACAAGTATGTAACATGATAGGGAATCAATAACGACCGTAACATAACATAAATTGCGATCAAGGTAGTCTTGCCAGCGTTTCGACATTCAAGCCATAATACAAACTGTCGCGGCCAAGAGTTGATTAAAGCATATTTCTGCAAATCTAACATCTCAATGCCAAATACAGCCGAAGCAAAATCAACTGGATTCAAACGTCCCCATTGCACAAATTTGCAGAAACGCAAATACTCTTTAATCTTTTTTGCGCTGAGTGCTTTATAGTATTTGTACGCTAACTGTAACAAGTCAGGGTCAGTAATCTCGATCTGGTCTAAACGAATAGACGCTAAATCAAAACGCACTGTGTCAAACTGGAAAATTTCATCATCGGCAATAGCGGGGGAGAGCTGTGTACTAACTGCCACCTATATCACCGAGCCTTCGCCTTTATTTGTTCTTCTAAGTCTTTGATACGAATATTAAGCAATCTATTCTGCTCAGTTAATTCATCGTTCTCTTCTTGCAATTCCACAACAAACTGTCGCTGATCCGCGCAGAGACGAGCAAAATCATCGCCGGTTTCTGCAAGTTCATCCATTAAAGCGTGTGCGTTAATTTTGGCGATTTCCTTAAATGATTCAGCCATACGAACATCATGTATATTTACCTTAGAAAACTCAAAATGTTTTTGTTCCATTTCACGCATTTTGAACGACAGTGTGTTTGAACCTTGGTTGGAACGACCGCTAGTTTTTTCAGCAAAACCATTTTCGTTCGCTATTCTAGTAATAGTATTAGTCAATTTCTCTTTAGTGGCAGTGAGTGACGCAATGAGTTGTGTGTCTGGATTAACTGAGTTAAATTGATTATTTAACATCTTATCAATTGTTTCCAACTGTAAAAATGTTTTACACATCAAAACGACGTTTTGCAATTTATGCGGGTCTTGTTCAACCGCATCTGTTAAATACCCCGCGCAGGTATTATACAGAAATTTTAACTGTTCATCAGAAAATCCCCCGTCAATAAACGGGTCGTAGCCGATACGTTCTGAAACATTGTCTTTGTTTTTCTTGTCTTCAATTGCCCAAGACGTTGTACGATTATAGGTTGGTTGCTCTAAAACCGCAGGTTCTTCTCGTTGAGTAGATACAACAGATGCAAAATTGTCAGCAAATGTTTTACCTCTGTCTACTGTATTGATCTTCGCTATGTATCTACCTAATGATAATGTGCCATTATCATACAGTGCAATGGCGACTTCTTTATCATAATAGTAATTAAACTCAGCACAAAATTGCATCAATGCGTACAAAGGATCATTTGTTTCCTTTGCGTATGCTTCAAATATTTTCTGTGCACACGATTTACAAATACAAATACGTCCATTGTTTGCTGAGTAAACAGGAGAATCATTCTTTTTGAAGAAAACAGTATCAGCTTTGCGCGGCACCAGACCGCACCGTGTACATTTAACATGGCGCGACGCGAATACATACATCTCGCCAAGTTTCTCGTTCTTAGCTGCCGCAGCACGTTGATCTGCTCGTAAATCAAGTAAATCCATGCTATCAATCCTTTAATTCTTCTATTCCAAAATTATCCAAACTCACAAGCCATACTTATCTTTGGATGCTCGTATACTTTGTGTGTCGGCTTGTAGGTAATGTCTCCGGGTAGTTTCAGTCGATTCATGATTTAATAAAACCGATATTTCCTCTAAGGGCATACCAGCAAGTTTAAGTTGCTGGCTACCAGAGTGCCTAAAGTCATGCGGATGCAGCGTAGGCACCCCAATCATGCGACCAATCTTCCTTGCCCAACTATGTAATGTACCAGTCGATACAGGTTTAGGATGACCATCTTTATCTCTGCTGAAAAAGACATAACCACCATCGTCGATCTCGTTTAGTTCGCGGAACTGTTGAAGTCGAATAAGTTTTAACCGGACTTCCTCAGAAAAATATAAGGTTACTATTTTTCCTTCTTTTTCTAAAACGTCCGTAACAATGCGTTGCGCAAAATCAATCTGTTTCCACTTGATGTTGGACACAGCATTGACACGAGCCATTGTACTCAAAGAGAATAAAGCATACACTTCAAGTGTGAGATTTCCCGTCGCTGCTAATTTCTCTTTCATTTCTTCAATTTGCTCTACTGTTAAATATGTCTGAGTGATTACATCGACATCTTTAATTGGTCGGTCTACAAACTCCATCGGGTTCTCTGTGACCTTGCGCTTTTTCCTTAAAAATTTATAAAACGCTGAAATGCTAGAATATCTACGTCTCATGCGGCGTGTATTGTTTCCTTCGGTTTTACACCAATAGAAAAAATCTGTCAGATCATCTTCGTCTATTTCTAAAACAGACTTATTCTCTTGATTCTCTAATACAAAAATCAACCACTGATATAAGTCACCAAAATAACCTTCGATTGTTCCGGGAGACAGTTCACGCAACACCATATCTTTTTTATATTCTCTTAATAGCCTTTTACTCTCAGGGTTAATCTTCGCAACTTTTTCTTTATCGAACAACTTAATGTGTTTACTTTGTTTTGCTCTACCCATTAGTCTTCGCTCCGAGAGTGCTTACGCAATTTCTTTGCTTCATAAGTAGAAACCTTCTGGCTCTTAATAGAGTCCTTTAATTTGCCAATAGGACGAATTACTAAATTATATCTAGGCGGTGCCCATGCGTTTGCCTTTGCAGATAAATCATAATAGCTACGTCCATCGCGTAGCACAATCTCCATACGCATCATATTAACAATTAAAATATCCTCGCCAGAATTAAGCGTGTCATAGACTACATCCTGAAATGTTTGAAAGAATAAACCTGCGGTTTCTTTGTCGATATTCATACGGTCAGCAATCTCTGCTACTAATTCCTTTTTAACCACTAGCACTCACCGTCCTTTCTTTGTGATTCCTAATTCGCGTGTTTCTATTGTTAACAAAGCGTAGTGTCCCATATATTTTTCTAATATCTCAGACAACCTACAAGGCTGCATATCATCATCATACACAACAATCTGCCCGTTATCGTCTACATCGAATACGCCTGAGATTTTTACAATAGCCTGTTCAAATACATTATCTTGGCTCATACATATCCCAATCCCTCGACACAGTTATGATAGAAGGTATTCAGATCGTACCCTCGCATATTGGCAATAACTGCCATAGCCTCATAATCATCGTTTTTCAAATAATATTTTTTACGTCCACGATGAGATCCCTGTGTCTTAACCAGATTATAATGTTTCTTTTGGCGTGCCAACTCCGTGACTTCGGTGCTTAACAACTTAATCAATACGTTCTTTCATTCCTTTACTTCTTTGATCGTAATCCAAAGACCACGAGCAAAAATTAAATTTGACTCAGCCAGAGCCATTTATTTTAACAATTTATATTTACCACACATATTATGTATTCATATACACAGACTTTTTCAAAACAAAACCACCCCTCAAAAACAACAGAGGGGTGGTTCAATATAAAGTTTTCGTCAGTCAGTGCGCTCATCGAAACATTCATGAAACAAAGCATCAATATCGTTATTTCTTAATACATGCGTGCCAGAATTATTAAACTTCACTAACAACTTAAAATTCGCAGCTTTACTTTTGACGTTGCGATCCCACGAATAAATCTTCTTGGCATGAGTCTTTGATATCCGCTCAACATATCCAAAGGTTTGCAATTCTTTTAGATATGCCCTGTGCATCCGTGAGAAATCAACTCCGAGCCAGTTACAGAATGATATGATAGATAGTTCAAACTCATTTGCGCTATCTGCTGCAACCTTTGCATAGCACAACATGGCCAGAGCAATGCGGCGCGTTTTCGGATTATCAAACCGTTCTGCAATATTATCTAAATCTTTCTGCGAAACACGAACAACTACGTCCTCACGTAAACGACGTTTATCTTCTTGCGCTTTGAAAATGATGCGGTTGATATTGATTTTTGTGCTGCTTAAATATAAATTATATTTATTTGCCCACGCAAAAATATTCCGACGAACATCTACCGGTTCGTATCCTAACTGCAAATAATACTTCGCCAATAAATAACAATGTTGAAACAAACATGCCTTATTGATACCGATTCCATCTAATAAATTCTGAACTAATAATATTTCGTTAATCAAACATGATCTTCTCCATTCGATACCGCCGACCTAAATATTCGTAGTCACCGGCATCATCTCTGATAGGTAAATATTCTTCTACTTGTTTAAGATTAGCAATAATGCCTTCGCCAGCTATATGCCACAAAAAACCTTTTGACCTTTTTGGATAATACTCATAACAAATAATAACAGCATAGTTAGCAAGCTCACAGATGTTAGGACAAATATCAAAACATCTTAATCGGTACGAATTATAAAATGTCTGCCAATCAATATCTATTACATAGCTTTCAGATCGGCTCTTTTTATTTGTAGCCTTTAATAACCCTGCGCGAAACTCTTTTGTTAAAGCACTACTTTCTTGATTGTACTGTAGAAAGATAGCCCGAATCTGTTCGAGTTTATTTTTATCGACGGGGATTGTATCGTCGATCATGATTTTATAATCAAAATGCTGTGACTCTGCGGGCTGATTCATATTATCCTCTGTGTCAATATGATACTCAAAGTTTTGCATTGTTCCCGTAGCAGAAAATTTAGAAAACGGTTTATTCCACCGGATAGACCGCTGCCACGATTCAATTTCCATGCAAAGACGATTCATGTTACTAAGTGACTTAGATAAGTCTTTCATGCTGGCATAATATGGTGAAGCATATTTCATGAAGTAGGGGAGAGGTCGCCCATACTTAGCAATATATCTAGGAATATTATACACTACACCGGTCTTAGCCGAATCAATTGCTTTACCATTGATAACACTCAGTAAGTTTATATAAGAGTCATAGCGCAATTTAGCTTCAATGGTCTTCGGCGTTTTATTGATGTATGCCGTAGCACAATTACTTGTCTCACCGATTAACGAATTCATGCCACGTAATGCAACTTTCACCTGATTCTCAGGCGTGTCAGCTTCTTCTAAAGCAGTAACTTTATCTTCAACATCAATCGTAATTGGAACGTCGGGGTCTACGCCTGCCATCATCATGGGTTCATCAATTACTAATACTAAATCGCCGTCAAAGTCACTACCGTTTAATCGCTGGGCAGTAATTGATTTACTATTTAACATAGCTACATTCACCAGGTGGGAACAATACTTGTCAGTTAATTCATTATTAACCGCTTTTAATTTGCAATGCTCAGATCGACAAATATGGGGGTTGCGTTCCACCAAATAATAACCGTTGAACTTACCTTGTTTGTTAAACGAGAAAAACTCATCTGATTCTAAACAACCATGCAAAGGCAAACCGCCGATATGTTCCATTAACATAATAAGGTCAGGAGCTTCAAATTTAAAACAGGCTTTCAAATATAATTTACCACACTTCATATCATCAATCGTTTTAGAAATCAATGATATAATGTACTGACGTACACCAGCTTCATGAATCATCATACGATTCTTAACTAACGCTTCCATGCGCAAATCAAAGCTCTTATGTTGGTCGGCAAATAATCCGAGAAAACTATACAGATAAACGGGATCGCCGGTAAGAATGCGTGACACCCAACTTATCGAATATCGCGCCAGCGTAGCAAAATCCTCATAAGGTAAATCTAAGTCTTGCAATATCTGATAGTTGCCGCGAGTATACAAAGGTTCTTCATCTAAAGAAAAATTCCATTTCGCAACTCCGATGCAATGATTGTATTTATGAAACACTTCCCAATAATGTTCCCAATCTGACACATCTCCATTGCGTTTGAAATATTTGAAACCTTTATACATTGATTCACACATAATAATAGCAGGTAGGGAAGAAGGGGAGACGTCGTGACGTACTCCCCAAATATCTACTATTTCAGTTACCCCGCGTTCTTGAAAAAATGAAATGTAATCCATCTCGTGGGTTACGCCTTTG